AATTCCCGTGCTGCGTGTTGATGTCGTTGTAGTCGCTACCGACCGTGCGCTCGGAGCCGATGACTTTCTTCATCATGTTTTCGAGCTTCGGGCGATTGCATGGAACAACCACGATGTCGGCGACGTACTCCATGACTTCTCCGTTCTCGTCCTTGAAGTTGCGCACCTTGTTGGCGAGGACGCCGAGAGCCTCTTCGAGCTTGGCAGCGGAATCGGTGATCGTGCCATAGTAGTAATTGCTCTGCGTCTTGCCTTTCATCTTGTCGGTGAAATACGGGTGCGCCTTATGGAACAGAGGCAGCTCGTCCGCGCAGGTCAGATCGACCTTTGCCCTGTTGAACGTCATCGTCTTGCTCGTTCCGTTGATGAGTGCCTGTGCCGCGATCTTGACGCGCGTTTTATAGTACGCGCGAACAAACTTGCGGGGCTTGTTCTTCATGTCTGCGCCAATACCGAACTTCGCGTCATCTGCCATTTTTCGGGTAATGGTAAACTCCTTTCTGAACTCGATGTGTTCGATCGTTTTCTTGAACGTGGTTTCGACGTTGTCGTTCTCGGCGCCCTGCCCCTCCTCGGAAGCCATGAACGTGTCGAAGTCGGACTCGCCCATGATCGTTTCGGCGTATCGGTTGGACTTCTCCACGTTGAAAAGTGTTTCGAGAATGGTCTTGCGCTTCTCGCAGATGTTGGACTCGTTCTCGATGAGTGCTTTAATCGGGTGCTCGAACTTCCCGAACATGGGATCGTTCTTACCCGACATTGCGCTGTAAATGAAATTCGACATTGTTGTATGTACCTCCCTTTATACGATCCTGACGACGATAACATCGCCCGCAGCCGCTGCACCGTTGAGGCTTTCAACCGTAACAACGCCGCTCGTGGTCGTTGCCGTTACCTGCAAGCCGTCCGTGTGCAGGGTTACTTTGCTACCCTCAACGAGGCTCGTAGGAGCCGCCTGAACGGGTACCTCGTAGAGCTGATTCGGCTCCACGCGCGCTGCGGGGATAAGGCGATTCGTCGCGTCCGCCGCGCAGTCTGCCATAGCGATAAACTCGGGCTTTGCCGTAGCTCCGCACTTCGTGAGTTTTCCGCTTGTGAGAACGAGAGCCTCGCCCATTACGACCGCCTCGCTTGCCGTTACTTCATGGAAAACGGGCTCGGGCACGTTCATTCTCGCGTTCTCTATCTTGATGAGTTTGAACATAGAAAAATCTCCTTTTTATTTTTTTGCTGATTCTCGGTAGAGCATGCTGATTTCCTTATCGGTCAGATTCGGAAATATGTCTCTCCACTCGCGGAGCTCCTTTTTCGAGATAGCGATACCGTCATCTTTGGAGCCCGCAGGCACGGCAGATTTGAGATGAGCTTTCGTTTCGTTTAACGACTGCTGTTTCGTCGCTGCCGCGACGCTCTTGCGCACGCTGTCGGGGTTTGCCGCAGCATACGCCTCTTTCGGGGACAGTCCCAAGTCCCTGAATCTCCCGAACTTTGCGAGATTTTCGATTTCTCGGAGAGATTTCAAGCCTCGGGTTTCGGGGAACTCGCGCTGAATCTCCGCAAAATCAGACAGCATTTTCTTCTCGAACTCTGCCTGTTGCAGGAGTTTCCTTGCAGCGTCATCACGTTGGCTCTCTGCCTTTTTCTTCCGATATTCGTCAAGCGACATATCGTCCGACTCGGCAGCCACTTTTTCGAGCCCCTCCAACACGTTTTCCGACTTTACACCCAGCTTTGCGAGCGTGTCCGCGCTCTGCGCTTTGAGAGCGTCAAGCTCCTTTGTCAAAGCCTCGATCTGCGCGTCTTTCTCGTCCTTGCCCTCGGGTTGGGCTTCGGGTTTCGGCGTCTCCTTATCCTCGTCATCGGAGCCGCCCTCTCCCTCGTCCTCGTCGTCCGTGTCATCATCGGTATCGGCGGCGTCATCGTCGCCGTCCTCGTCCTGATCTTCGTCCTCGATTACGTCGGGGATAATTATATTCCCGTCGTCATCATACTCGAACTCGTCGTCCTTTTCGGTATCGTCGTCAGCTTCTTCGCCCTGAACGCCACCCTTTTCTTCTTCGTCGAGGTCGATATTCTTCTCTTTTTCCATAATCGTCTGCTCCTCCTTTCAAATTTTTTGAGATAGATTACTTCTTGCCGCTTTTTCCGCTCCGAAGGTCATTGCCCTTTACGACCGTAGCCTTTGGCGAATCGGAGCCCACGGACTTGGGTGCCTTGATAATGCCGCCCTTGTTCGTTGCAAACCTGTTATCTCTGCTCGGTTTCATAAAAGCTGTCTCCTCCTTTTTCAGATTTTTGAGAAACAAAAAAGCCCTATCGCCACTTTTGGCAAATAGGGCTCTGTCTCTCGGGACTTTGGCACAAAACAATGTTTACTGTGCATTCGCACAAGCTATTCAGTTTTCACGTTCCACAGCTTGCCGCATTTCCTGCACTTGAACGTCAGCCCGTCAATCTTGCTGCTTTTATGCAAACCGACGCGGGCGAGCTTCTCTTTACAATGAGGACAAACGATATGCGTAATATCAGATTTCACAGCAGGCGTTATGCTCAACATCTGTTTGTGTACCTCCTATTATCTATGATAACATAGATTAAACGCCGTTTAGTCGCAATTTATAATAAAAAACGGGGGCACATCGCAGCATGATAGCATGAAAAAAGGCTGTACGATTGTCGTACAGCCTTTTGTTAATCGTATATCCTTACCGTGCCTGACGCACTTGTAACATGAATTTCACAATCTTCCGATGTGAACGTGTTATCAACAAACGACGTCATGAGTGTTTTATCCATATAAAACGAATACTCACCGTTTCCGTCATAATCAAGCGGTATTTTAGCCTCTTGCAGGCTTACGTTCCACCCGTTCTCGATTGCTATATTAACAGTAACGGAGGCGTATTCAAACTGATAATTTCCAATACGCTTTGCCGTAATACGTCCCGCGCAAAAAAGACGATATTTTTCCGTACCAATAGAGTCCGTACTATCATATACTGCGTCAAAATTATCAAAGTGCAATTCCAAACTTATGTAACCATAGTAGTTTGACGTTGATAAGTCAACCGTTTTGTAACTTGGCTCTGACTTCCCGCAGGCTGAAAGTGTAAACGCAAAGCAAACAAGCGTTGCGACTGTAAAAAATAAAGCAGCGATTCTGTTTTTCCCTCTTGTTGTCATAGCATAGGCTCCTTTCCCTCTCGGGATAAAAGTTAAGGACGGCTCCAATTAAGGAGCCGCCCTGCATAGAATTTGGTATGTACCCCTCAATTTGTTGCTACACAACCACAAAGTAGTGGGAATAAAGGATACACCTATGCCGAGATGTAGCCCACTACTTGTTATTTGGTTGTGTAGCGCATATAGTATAGCACATTCATCAAGAAATGGCAATAGTTTTGGCAAAGTACCGCAAAAATGCCTAAAAATCTCTGATAATTCTGCCGTTTCGGACGGTAAACCCGCATTTTTCGGCGAGCGCAGCCTTTTCCGCCTGCGTCCCGTTCAGCTTCAAGATGTGCTGCAACAGTATGCGCTTTGCGCGCTTTGCCGTGTACCCCTTATAATCGCCGTCCTGAATGGAATATCCTCGATAGCAAAGGATCAGCAGCCGCTCGCCGTCTGAAAGATTTTGCCCGAGCAGGTACTTGACCGTGTTCTTTTTCTTTGAGCCCGAAATCGTCTCGCCCTTTGAGTTCTTGTCCGACTCTATATCGGAAAGCCCTGTAAACACCACGGAGAGTTTGCTCATATCTATCCATTCAGACAGCTCGCCTATCGTCGTGCGTTCGTCCACGCCCACCAAATCGGAAAGCGCGTCATAATAATATGCGTCGTACACCTGCTTTATGGCTTTTGCCTGCATTTCCTCCGAGAGTACGCTGAACGTGCCGCTGTTCACCATTTTTTCGATGTCTTTCATGGACTGCGCATAAATCGCTCTGAAACGGCTGTATTCTTCGTCCGTCAGCGGAATCTCTACTCCTCCATAGGTAATCGTGTCGCCTATGCTGCGGGGCAGTACGGAATAGCCTTTCGAGTACAGGTCAACGAACTTGTTGTGTACGGCGTCGCTCATGGTCGTATTTCCCATTCTCTCGCCGAAAATCATGCTCGTAAGCATGGCGATCATGTCCGTATCGTCGCTCTCAATAGCCTTATTGAGGTCGGTTACATAGTTTTTCGCATAGAACGCCTCGTCGATTTTATACGCCGTCGTCGGACTGATTCGCTTTGTGAGCCCGTAGAACACGTTGTAGATATTTCTCGTCGGAATACCCGTCAACTGCCCGAGTGCATACAAAAGGTTTTTGGTTCGGGCGGTCAGCTTTGAATTGCTCTCATCGCCCGAAACAAGGCTACCGACGGTATCGAACAGATTGACTGCACTGTCGAGCAGGTCATTAAGGGCAGAGTAGGCATAGTTATCAACGGAATATCCCTCTGCAATGCGCGAATAAATATCACGCACGAGCGGGAGCCCGCCGAGCAAATTCCCCACAAAGTCCACAAGCACCTGCTGCGCCGCCGTTTCGTCATCGTCCTTGTCCTTGTTGTACAGCCAATTAAAGAGCTGCGCGATAGCCGCCATGAACAGCGCGGAGGTGGCAAGCGCGGTCAAAGACTTGCGCACTTTTCTGCGCGCCGCCTTAATCTGCGTCTGCAAAGTGCTGCGGCTTTCCGCGTCTGTCGTTGTGCGCAATCTTGCTCTCAAAGCGGAGAGTTCGCCCACCGAGTCAATGACGCGCCCGATGACTTTCATGCTATCTGCCGAGAACATCGTCAGCGTGCGCATGATCTCATTGCCCGAGCGCATTGCCGCCGAGCGTTCCGTTGCGAGGGAGTTCTGCTGCGTTTCAAGGATAACCCGTTTCAGCAGCTTGCCCGCCTCGATCTTGTTTGCCTCGGTGCCGATTTTTGCCCCGCCGTCCTTTTGCACCTGCACCTGACAAGCACCGAACAGGCGGCGGACAACAAACCTATCCATTTTTCCGATAGGAGCCATGAGCACGTTTGAAATTCTGCCTACCTTGTCGAGAACACCCTGCGCCATAGCAGCCGTATTGTCCTGCGCGCGCAGCTTTGCAAGCGGGCAATAAGTATCAACGTCTTTTGCCGATACCGTCATGCCGCGCGTAATGCTGCTTGCGTCAAGCAGGCTCGACGAGGCGAACAGGGACGAAAGCTGCGTTACCCACACTTTCGGGTTTGCGCCGAGTTGGAACTTTGCATAGCTGCCACGGATAAAGGACAAGACCGCCCGCCCCTCCGAAGAAACAGGCGAAATTCCCTGAATATCGGTGATGAGCTTTTTGAAATAGTCGTTACCCTGCTTCCATACGTTCGCGCTCTCCGTCGATACGCTTACAGGCTTATTCGGAGTACCTGCAATATCCAAGTTGTATAGCTTGTTGTAGGTCTCAATGGCGGGCGAGATATACGCATACTGTACGACACCACGCACATGGCGGTTAAATACCACGTCGGCAGATTCTATAAAGAGCTCCTGCTTTGCCCCGCGCACCGTGTCCTTGTTAAACGAGGCGTTGCTGATTCTGTCGAGCTCTGCCTGCATTTCTGCGCTATCGACGTTCTTTGCGATATTCCCGCGCCTGATCGGGTAGTAATAGTCCTCCGTGGCATTGGTGAAGCCAAGACGCTGTATATCGCGTTCCGCTTTGAGCCGTCCCGCCTCCTGATACCCTTTCTCCAAAATCGCTATGTACTCTTTGTCCGTTTCCGTCAAAAGCTCTGCGATTCTTTCCTGTTCGTCCACGGCAGCGGCGCGGAGTTCGCTTTCCTCCGTAATGCCCTTTGCAAAGCCGTCCACGCGCACGCGCTGATCTTGTGCGTTCCAAAAGCCGAAGCCGTTTTCCGCGAGCCCCGCCTGCGCGTGCTGACGTTTAAGCGTCATATACAGGCTGATGAGCTGCATTCTCGGAATTTCCACGCCACGGTATTGTACTGTTTCTTTGGTAGCCTGCGCGAGATACTTCTTGTTCTTTTTCAGGAACGCCTCGTATTCCTCCATGAGCTGCATTTTGGCAATTTCGGCGTCAATTTTGGAATCGCGCAGCTCGGTGAAAATCTCGGTATAGAAACCGCTCTCGTACCTATCCATGCGGCGCATAACCGACATCGGATCGCCGAACGTCTGTAAGTACGAAGTACCGACCTTGCGCATAAACCAACTCGATTTTAGCTCCTCGTTCCTGTGCAAAATGTCGATATACCGCGTTGCTTCGGGTACAGCGTCAACCCACCTGCCCTGCCGATATACTTTGTTGAAGTGCTCGACATAGTTCGTAAAGTACGCCATGATATTGCGAATAGATTGCAATTCGCGTTTCGTGTAGTTATTTGTTTTACCGTTCGCCACCTCGTCAAGCATATCAGCTATGCCCTGCTCATAAGTATCGGCAATCAGCGGGTTATCCTTTGCGTACCACGTCCGCAGGTCAGCCATGATTTTGCGCGTCCCCGCGATATTGAAGTTACCCCTGAACTTGATTTTTCCGAGCTTTTCAATCGAGCTCTTGAAAATCTCGGTATCGTACTGCGTTGCATTTTGGAACGTGCCAAGTTTGAGGTCGCGCATTTTCTGCGCCTGATCCACAATGCTATTGATGAGCCTGTTGTTGGCGTTCGCCTCACGCAGCCGCTGTTTGAGCTCGGCGATCTGTTTCGTATACTTCTCGACGAGCTTTGCGTACTTCGATTTTCTGCCTTTTTGCTCGTAAGCGTTCAGAACGTCGCGGGCAATCTGCTGCCGCAGGTTTTTGATAGTCCGAGCGTCGCCGTATGTCGAGAGCATGACCTGTTCGGTTGCGTTGTTGACCGCCGCCCGTGCGTCCTCGTACATATCGACCATTTGCAGGAAACAGTCAGCCTCGTTGATCGCGTCAAGGAAAATTCCCTCCTCAGCCAAAAGCTGCGGGAGGGTATCGGGAGAAATGCCGCCCTCTTTCGCACCCCACACGAGGTTAATACTGTTTTTCTTGTCAAACCTGTACTGTATCTCGTCCTGAATATGCCGCAGGTCGATTCTGTGCATATACCGACGCAGAACAGACAGCTTGCGCATTGCCTCGGAAACTTCCCCGTTGCTCTCCGCATACATATCCGTAAGGACGGTATGCTCAATCATGTAATCGGCGATACGCAGCGCAACGCCGCCGCGATAGCCCTCCTTTACCGTGTTGAGCTTTTGGAACAGGTAGTCAATGACCGCCTGCCGATCCTTTCCTCGCAGCTCGCCGTACATTCCGATGTCCTCGAATACGAGCCGCTCCTCAATGATAGAATTGATGACCTCCGCCGCCTCTGCTTTGGTATATACGCGCATACCCGTATTGTTTGCGGCAAAGCGCGCTCTTTGCCCGACGGAATAATTGCCGCGCGTCTGCGCATTGCTGTCCTCGGAACTGTCAAGAGCGAAACGCAGCCCGCGTTCGCCCGTGAACTCGGATAGCTGCGCCGAATACGCCGCATTGATAGGCACAAGCATTCCGACAGAGGCGGAGTTGTGGCTCGTGCGCGATATAACCCTCTGCGTCGCCGTGTCCCAATTAGAAAACCTCTGCCCTTTGAATTTGTGCTCGCCCTCCATAATACGCGCGTCATACCTGCTCAAAGAGCTCTCTGTAAAGCGAATCGCTACCGCAACACGCTTTACGCCTGCTTTCGCAAGCGCAGCCATACGGTGTCTGCCCTCGTGCCCGACAATACGCATTGTCTCATAGTCCACGGTGAGATACGGCGTCTGCGTTTCACGCGAGAGCGCGTCAATATCGAGATTGCCCGCCTCGTCGTAAATCTGATTGCGGCGCGTCTGATTTACCGTCGTTGCTTTTACGAAGTCAGCAGGGTTGATCCACGTCGCGTAAGCCTGCGTATAGCGCGGGTTTGTTGCCCCGTAGCGGTCGATAAGGTCTGTTACGCGCTCAGACGTCCACGCCGCCGTTTCGCTTGCACTATCGACGTTTACCACGCTGTCAGAGAGAGCGAAACGAATATCGGCGTCCCTTGTGGGCTGCTTGTTCGTCGTGAGTTTAATCTGATTTTCAAACCATGCGACATAGAATCTGTCGCCCGTATTGTCAAATCGTACCTCCACGCCGTCGTAGCCCAACACGTCGCGGATAGCCTCGTGCAGCTCGTTCGGATAATCTCTGTAAGCAAGGAAATCGCTGTCAAGCAAGCCTATCGAATTAAAATTCTTCGCGGCTTCGCGTATCATGTAGTCCTTTGCCCCGACTTCCCAATATTCCTCGAACATATCGCCGAGAGGAGAACTTTCGGGATCGTAAATAAGCGGGTGCCGTTTGAGTATCTCATACGCCTGCTTTTGCGTAATTTTTACGTCGAAGAGATCGCCGCCGTCCGCCGTCCTGTTGATGACGATAGGTTTTGTGATGTTGAGATACGTCTTGTGAACATTGTCCCCGTAACTCCGCGAGGCTTCCTCGCTCGTGGCAAAGTAAAAGCCTGCCCCAAACTGATCGTTACCTTTCCCTATACGTCCTCTGTCAAAGGTGAAAAACCTGTTTGGAGAGCCATGATAGGTAATGCGCAGCTTTCCGTTGTCATCAACAACCTTGCTGTCTTTGAAATACTCTCGCTGCCCTTGCGAAAGGCTTTCCCCTGCGCTATCTGTTTTAGGCAGCGCAAAGCGCACTCCGTCAAGCCGTTGCAAAATGTCCGCCCTCTCATCTATTCCCTTGTCAATGCTTCTCTCGTACAATGTATAGGGAATATTCTTTTCTGTAAGGGCTTCCAACAGCCGCTGATTCGGGTGGCGTGACGGAATAAGGACGCGCTTAATCTCATTAAGTCCGACAGCCCTCCTCGGTTTTGCCTCAAACATATCAGTTTTCATTGCCGCAAGCGCATTAAACAGTGTACTGATTTTTTGAGCCGTACCAGCATTGAAATTATAAAAGTCCCTATATTCTTTTTCCAAATATCCGAGTATGGAGGTGGGTGTTGTACGATGTGAGCGAGCCAATTCAAGTAGAACTTCCTCTGCTCCCTCCTGCAACTCAATATTCCTGCCTGCCATAGAGTCGATAATCTCGCTTATAGAGCTTTCATACCTGTTTCTCGCCTCGGCAATTTCACTTTCAGCTTTTGCAGACAACATTGCCTTCGCGCTTTTAATGTCCTCAATAGAAGAAAAATTCTTTGCAAGAGCGGCTGCCAAAGTATGGGTGCTTGCATACGTCGTTTCGGCACTTTGAGTAGGTGAACTCCGCATAAATTTGACTATATTTTCCAATGTATAATCAATATGGGTTTCATCGAATGAACGACTTGCTCCCGAGGACGTAAACCTATCCGTCCGAGTTCTGATACCTTTCTTTGCAATTATGCCGTTAAAAAGCTCGTCGATCCACGCCTTATACTCTTTGTTGCGTGCGGAAATTTCCGAATTTATTTTGCCTCGCAACCTTTCGGAATAAGCGGGTACCATGTCGGTATCATCTTTATTTATTGCGCCGATTTCCCGCAAATAAGCATATTTTGTTTCAATGCTGCCCGCAAACTCATCGACAATATTTCCGTCACGATTGTTTGCCAATTCTTGCAGCTCATCGACCGTCAGACGTTTACGAATGCCTCCAATATCCCCAAACTCATTCACATAGGGCAACAGCCTATCAATGATTTCTCTTGCCTTTGTCTCGTTGATTTCATACTCAGCCTGCGGAACAGTCGGAGTCCAAGCGTCCCGAGAATAGACAGCATTTTCAGGCTTCGCTGGATCTATCGTCTCTTTTCCGAATACAACAGTAATATCTCCAAAATCGGTAAAAGGAATATCTGCTTTTGTAACCGCAATCGAGGGCATAGGAAACCCGCCGAGGTCTAATACTTTCAGCAGATTTTCCTCGGTAAGGTTATGCAACGCCACAAGGTCGTTTGTTTCCTCGACGGCTCCCGATACAGTTTCGCCGTCAAGCGCAAGAGCGTAGCGTATGTCAACATCTTTCGTCGGTCGCTTATTCGTTACAAGTTTAATTTGCTCGGGATAGAAAGCAACAACCTGATCCCCGCTGTCATCGACGCGAGTATCTTTGATCCAAATGCCGTCATATCCCTCCTTGATGAGCTTGCTTCGGAATTTTTCAGCCGCCTCGCGCGCGTTTGTCGCCGCATAATGCTCACGACCAAAGCCGCGTTCGTGCGCGTGGGTACCTGTTATCCACTCCATGAACTCATCAAGATCATCGCTCATCTGCAAAAAGGAATCGCCGTCTTGCAGTCGATAATATTCCGTCTCGTTCGCTTTAATTTGTTTGTTGTTTTTCTTTATCGCGTCAACAAGAGATTTTGCCTTTTTTGCCTGTTCAGGGCTCATTTTCATGTACTGAACATAATAATCTTCGTCAACGCGATAGCCAATGTCGTTTTCTCCTCGGCGACTGAATATATTATCCTCCGTAAAGTACAACATATAATTCAGCCGACCAACCGTTTCTTTGAGCTCCGCATATTCTTCTGCAAGCTGCTCACGCAAACCGATATTCTCTGTCCGCAGCTCCTCCATTCTCGCAGAGTTGTCCGCGGGAGCGTAAATTTTCGGGTTTTCGATATTGAGATAGACTTCTTGAACGCGCGCCCTTTTACCCCGATACTCGTTAGCATTGAACTCTGCAAAATTCTCCGCTACCGCTTTGCGGGGAGTGAACCAAAAACCTATATGCGACGTATGATCGTTGCTTGCGCCGCTTTCCGCAAGGTCAAAAACGGTAAAGTCCGCAGCCGTTCCGTGATACATTTTGAGCAGCTTGCCGTCCGCGTCCACGATTGCAGACTTGCCGAAAAATTCCCTCTGCTCCGCATTGAGCTTTCCGCCGTCGCTGTCCGTGTCGGGCAAGGCGAATTTTTTGCCTTTTTGCGATTCAGAGTTGACATTTTCCGCGTTTTGCGATATACTACTTGTAGAAGTAGTTTTTATCCTCCGTCCCGTTTCGGACGTAAGGCTCGGGGCTTGCACATCGGGCGTCGGAGAAGTAGACTGCTTCTTTTTTGTTATCCAAGCACTCTTTAATGTGAGTGCTTTTTTCTTTTCCGAAACAATGGTAATTGCAGTAACTCTCCCGTCAATCTCCTTGGTGAACATGATCCCGACTTGATTGCCCTCGTCGCTGCGAGTAATTGTGTCAGGAGAAATAATTGTCTCGATGATGTCCTCGAAATTCTCCTGCGTAACGGCAACCTGTCCCATAGGGCTTTCCGTAGCAGCGTTTCCATGTCCGTTGAGAATATGCCTAATATCGCTGCTGCTCAACGCAATGCTTTTACCCTCTGCGCTTATACCCGTTGCCTCTTTGATTTTTGCGGCGGTTTCAGCGTTGATTTTGCCTAAAAAGAGCCTTTGCTCACCCTCCACCCGCGCAGCGTTTGCAATAAAGTCTCTGACTTCTGCGTAAGAGCGCGCCACTTTATAAAAACTTGTTTTTTCAATACTCGCAATCTCATCTGCGGTAAATGTTTCAAGCGTTTCGAGGCTTTCAGGCAGAGCTTGCTGCATTTGAGTAGTCCCCGCCTGTTCGGAGGCGTTCTCTACGCCCAAATACCGCTGATTGCGCGCGGAAAACTCCTCGAACAGCTTTTTGTACTGCCGATAAAGCCGAGCCGCCGCCCCTGTGAGCTTTTCGTCGTTCTGATAGTCCGTGCGAGCCTTTTTGAAAAAGCCGAGTATCTTTTCTTTGAGCGTCTGCTTTTTCCGCACAAGGCGTTCAAGGATATTCTTGTTCGAGAGCGTCTGTTCAGCGAAATGCGCATTGATCTCATCGCTGACCTGCAATGCGCTGCCCTGCCCGACCGCAGCATACCGTTTGCGAATTTTCTCCTTTTCGGCGTCGGTCATGGTCTCCAAGCCCTCGGCAACGGTCAGAGAGCCGTCTGTATCGTTGTAAATTGCGTGCGTAAGCTCGTGAATGAGAATGCTCTCGCCTGACCTGCTCTTTGCCTCGGGGTTGATGATGATACGATTGTTTTTCAGGTCGATTGCGCCGTCCGCATAAGAGCCGTTTGCCGCCACGAAAGACGCTTCTTTGCTGAACACAACGCGAAGTCCAGAGCGCGCGGAAACACGGGCGCAAGAAAGCACAAAGTCCTCCTGCACGCCCGCAGCTCTGCCCTGACGAATAGTCGCCCTGATTGCAGCCTGCCCTGCCGCGCTCAAATTCTTGTATTCGGAGATATTCTCTCGGGCGTATGTATCAATCTCCGCCGCCTGCTCACGGAGCCTGTTCTGCGCCTCCGTGTGCTGTCTGACGCCTTTCTGATAGTTCTGCTCGTTCGTGTGTATCTCGCGCAGCACGCGGTTTGTTTCCGAGCGCGTAAGAGCCTTTGACATGAGCCCGCTCTCGTAGTCATACACATAGTAGCTGTCCCCGCGCTTTGTAATGGCGATGTCCGTGCTGCCCTGCGTATAGCGATAGGTGCCGTCGTTGCGCAGATTTACCATGCGAGGCAGGTGCTTTCTTGCGCTCTCGGGAGCGATTGCCTGCGCCTCTTTTACATGGCTGCGCTCTTGCTGATATTCCTGCACGCCACCGTTCGCCACAAACTCGGTAATCTTATCGTGGAACTGCTCATTTGTGAGCGTCTCCCAATTATCAATGCCGAGCCTGTCGGCAACCGCCTGACGTTCCGCGTCCGTTGCCTGCTCCACAAACCTGTTGAGGTCTGCCTGCGTGGAAAGTTGCTGCCCTGCAAGCGTTGCGTCCCTGAAACGCGCCGTGTCCATTGAAATCTGACCGACCGTATCGGCAACCGCAAGCGTCCGCAGTACGGAGTTCGTTTTGAGGGCTCTTGACATCGTTTTTCTGAACGACTTTGCGTCCGTCGTGTCGATCCCCTCTCTGATCTGTTCCGCCGTAACCTGAATCGGCTTGCCGTTCTGATCCTGATACCCGAGCTCATTGAGGCGCGCCGCGACCGTTTCGGCGTTGTTGTAGATATTCTCTGCACTCGCCGTAACAATCGGCTCAAAGGCGGCGGAGGTATTCGCCTGTTCAAGCACGCCGAGCAGCATTTTCTGCCGTACCGTGCGCACTTCGCCGCCCGTCTTTTGCAGGCTCGTTTTCAGCTCATCAAGCGTGTTCTGCACGACCTGAAACGTCTCGTAATCGGTCTGATTTTCCGTCTGATAAGACGAAATCTGCTCTGCCGTGGTGATGACGTCGCCCGCCTTGCCCTCGTTGACAAGCGTGTTTCCCCGCGTCGTCCCGCGGATATTCCTAACGGCGACGTCTCCGCCGCCCATAATAGCACCGCTCAAACCGCCGACAAGAGCCGCATACGCAACCTCCTGAAAAGTTGCGTTTTTCGCGTTCGGATCATAGGTCATACGCTTATATACGGGATCGAGAATTGCCTGAACGCCCTCCTCAAAAGCCTCGCCCGCAAAACCTTTTACAACGCCTTTGAGTAAGGTGTTGCGCGTAGCAGACTTCGCAACTTCCTTGCCAAAAGACTTTGAAATGCTTTTAACGACTGCACCCGTACCTGCGCCAATGGCAGACGAAACGCCCTCAATGGCTCCCTCGGTAACGCCGACAAGCGCACCGTAGCCAAATTCTTTGCCCCCGAGCTCGCCCGTTTGGTCGTATGCTTCTTTCGTCGCACGCCCTGCCGCGCCCAAGCCTGCAATGCTACCTGCAATCAAAGAAGCGGCAACGGGCGTAAGTGTTCCGCCTGAAAAATATGCAATAGCCGCGCCTGCGGCGACACCTGCGATTGCAGGCAAGCTCGTACCGATACCGCCCGCAACATCTCCGACGAACTGCCACCCCTCCGAGGGGTTAAACCATTCGTCCGCATGATTATAATTTACCCAATCGTTGGCTATCTGCTGTTCCGCCCAATCATCGGCACCAAACAGCTTTGCAAGCCCGCCTGCGGCATAGTCCCAAATGCCCTCGATACCGCTCAAAAAGCCTAAACCTATCTTTTCGAGCGAATATCCGATACCACCGAGAAAGCCACCCTGATTCTGCTCACGCTGTGCGGCAACCTGCGCCGCTGCCTGTGCAGCGGCTTGTTCTGCCATTGCCCGCTCATACTCCCTTTGCTGCTCCTCCTGCTCGCGTTCATACCGCTTTTCAGCCGCACGCTGCGAATAGAGCTCCGCAAGAGATGTAGAGAGTCTTTTCGTTGTTTCTGCCATGTAATGCACCTCGTTGTTTATTACCCAAAGAACTTGTTATAGAGCTTCGTGTAGTGGTCTCCGTAAGAGCTTTCGCGCTTTTGAATGAGATAAACCTTGCCGTCTTTCTTGTAGTAAATCTGTCCGCGCGCTCCAAACACAGAGCCGTTTGATACGCTGCTTGCAAGGCTTTTGATCGCCGCGTCCGTAACTTCGCCGCCCGACTCAATACGGTACTTAAACCCGCTGTCATCAATGAGAGAGAAGTTGTTGCCGACATCGCCCATATCCGTTGAGCCGAATATCCACCAACCGCCGTCGTTATTGAATTTGACGTCGTTCTGAACAATCTTGTAAAGGCTGTCATAAGTTTTCTGCAACGCCTTTTTGTTCTTCTCGCTCGTCCACTCACTGTTGAGAATCTCATCAAGCTGTTTTTTCGCTTCGGTTGCAGACATACTGCCCGAATTGAAAAATGCGTCGGACGTGTCGATTTGCGAGTTCCATTGCTCTTTTTGTTTGTTGTAATCCTCTTCGCTGATCTGTCCGCTTTGGTGCAGGTCGTCGATTTTGTCCGTATCTTCGGTCGCCACATCTCCGCTTTCGACAAGTTCTTTGCTGTAATGCGCCATGAGCTGATTGTACTGTTCCTGCGAAATGGAGCCTGTATTGAGTAACGTCTCCAAATACGAAACATCGAGGTCTGCGCCGTAATCGGAAATCATCTGCAAAGCCTCCGCATAGGACAGCGACTGCTGATCCGACTTGTACTTGTCTGCCGCCGCCTGCAACTGTGAAATCTGCACCTCGTCGAGACCATACTGCGCACCAAGAGAGGCAATTTGCTCGGAGGTGTACTCGCCCGTATTTGCCGAGGTAAGTAAGGCGGCGTAATACTGCTTTTTCTGTTCTTCCTCGGCTTTTGCCTCCTCTGCTTTTTGCTGCTGATACTGCGCGAGCTTTTCGGCGTTCCCCTGCATATTCTCGGCGTAAGAGAGTTCTGCGTTGAGCTTGTCGGAGTTCGCCTGCTGTTCCGCCGCGAGCTTTGTAGCCTCTGCCTGCGCGTTTGCGTTCTGCGTCTCCGCTCTCTGCGTGGCATACGCCTGCTGATTGAGATAATCGCTGTACCCGCTGCCCGAAAGCCCCATAGCGGCGAGCTGCTCTGCATTTGCGCCGTAAGTGGCTTTGTTCTGCTCGTAGCTTGACCGTGCGTCGATGACAGCGCGCTCGCGTTCCGACTCTGCCTGCTGCAAGGCGTTCTGCTTGTTCTGCTCGATTTGAGCATTGAGCTTGTCGAGCTGCTCTTTGTAAAAACCCTCTTGTTTGAGCAAGAACTCCTCGTATGTATCGACCTCTCCGCTGCCCGCCGTAGAGCCTCCTGTTGAGCCCGTGGAGCCCGTTGCGCCTGTCCCGCCTGATGTATCAGGAGAGCTTTCCGTCGGTGTCTGCTGCGGTGAAGCGGCGGCGGCAAGCTGCTGTCCGTAAGTTATCGGCGCAGTAGGCTGTTGGGCGGCGGAATTCAGAAGATTTGCGGAATATGACGTGTCGGTTTTTTCCTTAATCTGCGGCATGCGCTCCACGTTCGGGTTGCCGAGAACAACACCCTCGCTTGTTACTCCGCCCGTACCTGCTCCCGCTCCTCCCACGGGCTGTAAATTCACAAGATTATCCCTATACGACAAGTTCTTCGGCAAGGAAACCCGCGGGTTTGAAACACCGTTTCCGAGCAGATTGTCGCTGTACGATGTGTTGACCGTACTTTTCTTTTTCGTTCCCGATGACGAACCGCCGCCGTACAATGATTTGGTTATGTATTTATTATTGACCGCCATTTGCCTGTCCTCCGTTATTTATTTGAGCCATGAGGTACGACTCGTAAGCCGTCCTGTTCTGCTTTTCCTTGTCGAGGTCTTGCTGTGCAGCCGCCGCCTGCTGTTGTGCGAGCAGAAGCTCTTGCTGTCGTGCGATCTCGTCTCTGATACGCTCCACATTTTCATGCGCCCACGGGTAATGTGCCTGCTCCATGTTCTGCCAAAAGATGAGCAGCGTCTGCGGGAGCTGCGGGTTGCCGTATGCGCCCTGCTGAAAGTTCTTTCTGTTCTCCTCCCATAAGAGCTCGCGCTGCTTATCAACGTCGATTGAGGCGTCTGCGGAAAACAGATACTCGTCGTTGTAGTACCACTCGCCCGCCTCGTCTCGTTCGATGAAGTCATAGCGATTGAAAACGCGGTTTTGCATACGCCCCTGCGCGTCCTTATACGTTGCAGGACGCGGCTCGTCGGCATACGCAAGGAAATACTGAAAGATAATCTGATCTATCTCGGCATACGCGGCGTTCTTCATCTGCCGCTTACTGTCAAGGCGTCCCGCCGCCTGCTGCACCTGAATCTGCTTTGCCTTTCCGCTCTGCGCGCTTGAATCGTACTGTCCCTGAAAGCTGTCCGTAATGCCGAGAATACGCTTTGCCTGATCGTAGAGCCGTTCAGCCTGCGCGATGTCGCGGGAAATATCGACCTGCAAATCGAGCTTCCCGAACAGTTTGAAATTGCTCTGATTTGCGCGGAAAACCTTTTTGAAAATGGAGTTGTCGTACTCAATAGTCGCGTCCTCGGGCGCAATAGGATAAACGCCCGCGCCGAGCAGCTTCTCGTTGATACGGCTCTCAATCTTGTTGATAGCCTGCTGCTGCGGGCGAATGAACTCACAGTCCGATTGCCCGAGCAGACTGTCCTCCTCCGAGGTATTCTTGCGAATGACGATAGGCAGGATATTCGGCGTATAGAAAGGCAGCTTTGTCGGCTGCATTTTCGGCACCTGCACGTCCACAAGCAAAGGCAGGAGCATACCGCTCGAATCATCGAAAATCGGCTGCCCTGTCTCGTCCACCGCCTGTTGTTTGACGGTTTCCATGACGACCTGCCCGTCCTTGATGACCTCGCATTCCGCAGGAATGACGGAGCCGTCCGAACGCTGAATATCGCGCACGACCTCCTCATAGTCCTCGTCTTGCAGCTCGTAATCGGGCTTTTCGCAGGTGCAGAGCTCTTTGCGCTTCCCGCACTTCTTGCAAATGTACCGCTTACGGGCAAAGTAGTCCTCGATGTCCGAAAGCTCCGTGTCGCCCGACCAAATATACTGACAAACCTTGTCTTGATCGTTCTTGTAATAGCAGATATACAGCGTTGCGGTCTTATCGTCCGCGTTATCGTCGTTCTCCGCCTCGTCTGCGACGTCAAACGTAACGCCGTACTTGCGCACGATCTCCTCTTTCGTCGTCTCGAACTGAATGAAGCAGTATTCCATGTCCTTGACATCATAAACGCTCGGCTGCCCCGTAAACCTCTGCGGCGAAAGGCAGCTCACGCGCACGTCTCCGACCGTGTTATGCGTGGTAATCGAATTGTCCCACTCGATGAGCCACACGGAGCCGCCGTAAATCGGGTTGAAACGCTCGTCCATGTCGTTGAGCTTTTCAAACGGCAGCTCGTTGCGCTTGTTTCGGAGCAAGGTTTCAACACTCTTTGCGTTCCGCTCGTTCTGCTCGCTCCACATTTTCGGCGATACGGACGGATTCGGCAGATAGCTTGTTACCTGACTTTCCACAAGCTCGTAGGTTACGTTGCGCACCTGCGAAGCGTCCACATCGGAGCCGTCGATTTTCGGGCTGCCTTTGTACTGTTCGAGGTGCTGTTTGAGCTTTTCGTAAAGCACGTCAGAATTTGCGCGCGCGTCCTCGTACAAGTCCTTGAAAAAGGACAATTTCGTGTTTCCGTTCAGATCAATTTTCATAGCAATGGCACTCCATACCGTTTAATGATAATCTGCCGCTCCTCCTCGCTCGCGTTCAGGTAGTCCTCCAAGATGTCAGGGCGGTACTTGACCTTTTTCGGAGCTTTCGGCTGCGGCGGCTGCGTCCAATAAATTGCAAAGTATCGCAAGGCGTCGGGCGCGTGCGTGAGTTCGTGCGGCTCTTTTGCCGCGTCCTCGGGATCCTTTTCGTCGATGAGGAGCTGCGGCAGCGTGCGTATGAGGTTTGCGCAGGTGCGGAATATCTTTAACCGCGTGTAGGTCTCTCCGTTCGGAGCGACGCGCTCTTTGAGCAGTTCCTTGATAGCGAGCCAGCCTGCGTGGCGGTCGTTGTTCGACTTCACAAGTTCGAGCCCGTTCTCGTAGAACAGCAGAGCCCTGCTTTTGCCCGTCTCCTGCGAGCGATTCCACAGGTCAGGAGGCGCGAGCCGCAGTTTCGGCTTATACCAAGTCTCCACGCTCCCGTCCTCATTCTCCCGCAGCTCTGCAACCTTGACCTTTGCCGCTGCGTCCGAGATGATAAGCCCGCTTTGGTAAATCTCATGGAATACATAGGCGATATTGTCGTTGCTGATTGCCACCTTGTAATGCGCGAACATATCGAGCCCGTAGTCCAACGTGTTGTAAATCGTCCAATCTTCGGGGATTCGGAACGGCTCGCAGGTGTGCTTGCTGTAATCGAACTCGGGAAAGTAGCTGCCTCCGAGGTTGGAGAGAGCCTCCTCCGCCGTGCGCGGGTACTCCTGCTTAACCATGACGCCCAAATCTTTGGCTGTCCTTTCGTACCACTCCTGCGTTCTGCGAGGATCAGAAAACACAGAGAGGAATATCTTGTGAAAGTCGTTGTCCTCTATCCACAGGCTTTCAAAGAGCGTGCCTTTTTTGATTGTGGATAAGCCAATGACTTTACCGCCCGTCGGTCGGTTGATTGTCGGGTAGGCGGAAGTCCAAATCTCCTCCGCATACTCCTGAAACGCCCACTCATCGAGTAACAGAATGTTACCCGTAAAGGAACGACCTGCCGACGGCGACGAGGGAAACGCCTTGAACGTAGAAACGAGCTTGCCGCTCGTATCTGTTATGAGCACCGATGTAGCCGTCGCGCGCCACACCAAGCCGCCCGCCCGTAAAATCTCGGGCTGATTATCGAGAATGACGCTCATGCGGCGTACAAGCTCTTTTGCGTCGTCCTCCGTCTTTGAAAGGGCAACGACCGTATGACCGAGGTTGAACACAAGGTCATGCGTGCAGTAGTAAAGAGCGATCCACGTTATGCCCATTTGTCGGGCTTTGAGTATCAGGTTGAGGCGGTGCGTATCGAAGTCGCGGAGCGTCTGATTCTGCGCCTCCCACCCCTTGAAAGGAATGATGATCTCGGGAGAGTCCTTGTCCTCGATGACGCAGTAATTATTCGCCCAATAAACGACGTCGTTACGGCAATACTCAAACTCTGCGCGCATGATGTCCCGTATGTAGTCGTTGTAATTGACGGCGGCGGCTTTACTCTTTCTTTTCCCCGTCATGGAGCCGCCTTTCCACCCGCTCTATGAGTGCGCGCGTCTTATCGTCCAAGCCGACGCCCGAGACGTTCGTCTCGACCTCCTGCTTGTCTTTCTGATTGTGATTGTTCACCGCCTCGAACTTTGCATAAATCGGGTTATACAGCCCGCGCAGAGCGTTTGACGTGAGTTTGCCGAGCTGTATTTCTTTCGCGCGTGCATAGCAGTCCTTAAATCGGGGGTGCTGTTCACACCAATTTTTCAGCGTCCCCGTCGTTACGCCTATGCTCGCCGCAAACAGCTCGAATGTCGGATAAGCCGCAGGCAGCATGATCGGCGTCCTCGCAACGACGTTGCCCTGCTTGTCAAAGACCTCTTTGTACTGAATATCGACGTCGGGCTGATTGAAGAACTCCATGAGCTTGTCGCAGTATTCCTCTTTGTACTTGCAAGCCGCCTCGTTCTCTTTCTGAAAGCGTGTTTCCTCTCCGATTTTATTGCCCTTGACGAATTGACCTTTGGCATTTCTCTTTTTCGTCCCTGCGGGCTTTTTTGTCTGACTCATTCTGTCTATCCTCCGATAAAAAACAAAATGAGCCCTGTTACTCCGTTTCGGAATAAAAGGGCTCTAACCTCAAAGGGTATTCGGCACATTATCTACTTACTATATTACCACAAACTTTTGCGCTTTTAGTCGCAATTTATTTTTCTTTTGGCTTGCCTCGGCTCGATAGCCTATATACTTGTATATAATTATTTACACTCATATAGACAGAGTATTATATACAGAGTCTATATATAAGCTATACGAGCGCGAGGTTTTTTGCGATGTCGTAGATAAGTTTCTTTTTTCGCTTGTAGTATGTATTCTTTGATATGCAGTAGGACGCGGGCGAAAAATCATAGCCTCTCCTGTTCTGAATGTCCCGCAGCATATCCTCCCTGACGCCGATCTCTATGTCCTCCAATGCGGCGTCTATGATTGCGTTGAGCTCCACATATCGCGCCAAAACCGCGCCCGTAACATTGCCGTACTTTATCGCCCGTTCGCGGCGGGCGTAGTCGGCGCATATCGTCTTTACGATCTCGACGACCGATGACGGCAACTCGAATTGAAAATACATTTTCGGTTTTGGCATAAGCCTGTTTCCTCCCCTATGCCGATAATTCAATCGGCGTTGTCGAATCTGTTTCCCTTGTCGGTAGCCAAATTCATAGCTGCTTTGACCGCCTCCACGTCAAGCATAGCCTTTGCCGCCTCTATGATCTCGAACGTCTTGTCGGTGATTTCCTGCTCGCTCTTATGCAAGTCCCTGCCGACAGGCAGAACAGCGGCGTTACGAACGAACGCGAAAATTTGCAAACGGAGCAATTTGTTCTCCTCGCGTGCCTTGTCGAGCGCGTCCGCAAGCTGCTTGTTTGCCGCCGCTGCGAGGCGGTATTCCTGCTTGTAGGTCTCAAACTCGCAGAGCAGCTTTTTCAGCCCTCTCGCATTCCGCACCGACTGCAAAAGATATAGATTCGCTTTGGGCTCCGCCTTTTTACACGCCTTGCCTGACGCCATGCGTCTGATAGGCACCTCCTGCCCCCACTTATCAATGCGGCTCCTTTTCAGCTCGCATTGACCGCGGCGGGAGGAGCCGTCGGCGATATAGTATTTGCAGTCCTTGCAGGTCTTGACCTCATCGCTCATTCTTCCACCTCGACTTTAAGCTCACCGCCTCCGTCCGCGAGGTCTTTGAAAGCCTCGCCAAAGCACATTTTCAGCGCGACTTTGAGCTCCTCTGCGGTCTCCAACCCAAACTCGTTAAGCAAGTTCTTGCAATGCTCGTCAACAAGAGTAATTGAAATTTTTACTTTCATTGCCTCTCCCCCGCTCCGTTCACGCAGAAGTTTTCCCACTTCTTGTAGGCGTCCACATAGCACCGCTTTTTGTCGCCGTCGTATGTAAGCTCATAGTACATACCGTCTTTGAGCGTTGTGCTTGCAAGAGCTTTGTTGTTTTGCAAAACCTTGACTTGCCACACGATGAACACATTGTCCTCGCTGATCTGAATGACGTCCGACACGTCGAGGTGCGCGTTCGCGTACTCGCAGACAACCTTTTTAACGAGAGCCTGAAATTCCTTGTCGCCCATATTAGATATGCCTCCATGTCAAAATTCTCGTGTTCAGAATGCCCGAATATCGCAGCATGACATCGAGCTGCTCGCGCATTTGTCCCAACTGCCAATAGCCCGAGATTTTGGCAGCTCTTTCCTCATCTTCGAGAAGGGCGTTGAGCTTGACGATTTCCTCGTCAAGGGCACGTTTTTGTTCCACAATGCGAATGAAAGGCGTATCGCTATTCTCGCAGCAGCAGGTGTCTTTTTCGTCGCTGACATCGGCGACTTCGGGTTTGTTGTTGAGTTCTTTCATGATAATATCTCCTTTGCCTTTCGGCTTTTTAATAACTGATTTCGACGTCGTGGACGGGATAGGACGGCTCTGCCTTGTCCTCCGTCAACTGACCGCGCTTGTGATTGCTGCAAAACATGATCTCGTCCCCGATTTTGGCATAGATGTTGCCGCGCTCATCGCGGAAGTAGTCATATCCTGCGAACGTCTCTATGTACTTTGCCTGCGTCATCGCGCCACCTCCCTGACGGTCGGCGCGACGGGAGCGAACTCCGAGCAGACGATCCGCACCTCTGTTGTCTTGCCGACGATGTTCTTTTGAATCTGCTCGCAATCGTGCTTGTATTCCACCGAATACTTGCAGACGCTTTCCTTTGCGCAGCAGTTACACTTATAGCTCGTGTTCATTGAGCACCTCCTTGATAATTTTTTCTATCCTGCCTGCCATTTTGAACGTCAAATCATCGGCAAGCTCGCAAAAAATACCCGTCTTGATACGTTCTGCAACGTCCTCGACCGCCGCGCGCACGTTGCCGTAGCCTTTTTCCATGAACTTTTTAGCGTACTTTTGTCGCGGGCAATCACCGTTATACCCGCACTTGCTACAATCTGTGATATATTCACCTGCCTGCGGCATGGGACAAATAGAAAAAGCCATTTTCTCAATCTCTTGCTGTTTATCCATTGTCCTCTCCTTTTAGTTTTGTTAGAAACCGTTTAAGAGAGCACTCGCAGTAAATGCAACCTCTTTCATCTTCATAATCTTTCCACATCTCACACGACGGCAGCCCGACGCTTTCGTCTCCCGCGCAGTCGTCCTCGTCGCACATTTCGAGAGCAAACTCCGTAATCGCAATAAGTTGCTCGCGCAAAGAAAAATTCTCTGCTTTCAGTTGCTCCATGCAACTATTTTGCGAAACAGGCTCTTTCGGCTGCTGAATTGCGGGCGGCGTAGCCCCCTGCCTATAAGAGATCACGAGCACGTCATCGCCGACGCTGCTTTTCAGTTCATCGAGATCGACGCTGCCGTCCTCCACGAAAATAAATGTTTTAATCATGTTTACTCCTCCTCGTTTCTGCTCTATGCTTTGCGTCGTATCTGTTATGGCACCTCTGACATAATGCCCGCAGGTTGTCGGGGTTGTTGTGCTCGGGCGTATGGTCGAGGTGCGCAATCGTTAAAACGACGCGGCTGCCGTCCCTGACGGCGTAGTTCTCAATGCCGCAAAACTCGCATTTATTGTCTGCGCGTTCCAAAATCGCGGCTCTTATCTCTTTCCAATTCGCTGGATAACGCCCGCGATTTTCAGGCTTTATCGGCATTTGCCCTCCTCAAAACGGAATATTAGGCACGCCGAGCTGCTTAATGGCTCTAAAAAGTTCAACGATTGCCTCTGTTTCCTCGCGGGAAAGAATAATAATCTCGTCGCTGTTTTTGTCCTCCATGTTGTAATTCCGAAGTGTTAAAACACCGTCAGAATTAAAACTCGCCTGACATTTTAGCGAATGATTACTTTTCGCCGTAATAGATTCGACCGCTTTCATTTCCCTGTCGATAAGCTTCATTCTTCCTCCTTATAGGATTTCTTTGCCTCGTCGATGTAGTTCTCTATCATTCTCGACAATTCGTCGAGCCTGTCCTCCATAAACGCAAAATCGTTGAGCTGCTCCCTGTATGCGTTCAGTCTCTTCGTCCTGTAAAACTCCGCAACCTCGTCAAGCTCCACGATTTCAACGGTTTGAGGGCAGTTTTCACGACCGTTGAACTCCTCCACAAGCGCGGCAATGTCCTCATCGGTCTTTCCGCGCGCTTTGAGCAGCTCATAGTCATCGCCTGCGTCTCTCACGATCTTCTTTGTCTCTTTGTCCCTGTAAATGATTACTTTCATGCCGTCCTCCTATATCCACCGCACCTCTGTTGTCCCCGCATAGCCCTTTTGCCACACAAACCACGCATACGCGACAGCGGAGCCGCCGCCCTCCCGCATACGGTCAAACTCTGCGTTTTTGGCACATAGAACGCGCTCGGAAAAGACGTAAACGCTGCGGGGGGGGTGTCCCTAAACAGCTCTATGTAACGTCGTTTCCCCTCCAAGAATGTGAGTTTGAGAAACATATAGCACTTGCAACCCTCGGGCAGAAGTTCCAACGCTTTGAGCACAAATTCCGTCGCGTACTTGTACGGCGGGTTTGTCAGAATATCATGCTCGAACGAGAATAACTTGCCCTCCTGTTTGAGGAAGTCCAAGACTAAATGCTGCTTTGTGTACCCCCTGTTCTTGATGTCGCTGTTGAAAACGTCGTAGCCGCGCTCCGTGAGCCTCTCGGAAAGATGTCCGCCGCCGCAGGCGCACTCCCAAATAAAACGGTGCGGCTTTTCAACCTCCAAGAGCTTGTCAATCGCTATCGGATCGGTGGCGTAGTAGTCGTCCGCCTCGCCTTCCGCGTCGGCATGATTGCTTGCCCCGAGGGTTTTCCAAACGGAATTGACGTTTCCGCTCCAATCTTTACTCATCGTGCTTGCCCTCCGTTTTCTCCTCGCGCTCGTATTTCTCGGCGTCGAAGTATCTGCAACCCTCGTGGTCGTCTCGGCACCGTTCGGGGCACCTCTTTTTCTTACAGAATGCGCAGCAGAGCTCTCTGTCCTCGCATGAGTTCGGAATCAGACACTTCATATTTCCTCCACATAACACCAACTTTGAGGGGCGCGTTTCAATGGTACTTTCGCAAAGTCAGGACATTCCACCCGCGTTTCTTCGCTGTCATACTTCATGCAGATGTCGTACTCGCTGCATTCTTGCGCGCACCGTCCATAAACAGCGAACTCTGTAACCATTTTCGGCTTATCGAACAGCTTCGGTTCGGTGATATGCCAAAAATGGGCAGTCCAATCCTCATCTCCGAAGTATTTCACGATGTCATCTAATGACATACAACCGTATTCTTTGCAAATTTTGATTGCCCGCTCTTCACTCATGGGCATAGCACAGGGTACATCATATGGAGCACAGCCGTACGCCCATTCCGACCATGCACTGTCAAATACTTCATGCTTATCGCACACGAACGAGCCGATGACTTTGCCGTTGAGAAAGTTATTTTCGTCGTACTTCCCCAGCCAATCTGCTCTAAGTTCGAGGGCGTCGCCAAGTTTAAGCTCGCCTGTCGGCAAAGTGTACAGCGTGTCATTGAAAAATATTTGATGCCATACACTCCACCGTTCCTTTGGCGCTGTACAATACACATACACCTTAAACGGCGTTTCGAGCTTCGGCGCGTTCTTTCGCACTTCGATTGTCTTTTCCCCGTTGAAAATCTTCTCGCACCAATTCGGACGAATGCTTAACAAAACCGCTTTCATTCCTGCACCTCCAAAGTTTTTATGTGAGACAGGCGGAAAAGAAGGTCTCCAATCGTGTACATTTTCGGCTTTTGAACGATAAACCCGTTTCCGATTCCCATTCCAAGCTCCAACACACCCTCGCGCGTTGTTCCGTCAAAAAATACAGCTATCACCTTTTTCCCTGCATAGCTTTCTAAAAGCTCTCGCGTCAGTTTGCTTTTGCTGATTTTCATATTTTACCTCGCAGTATGCTCTTTGCAGCCGCGCGCTGTTGCGCGCGGCGCACGGCGTTCTGTTATCCCAAAATCACGACGTTTCCCGCCTTGATCTCTTCGACGAGAGCGGTCTCAAAAAATGTTCTGATGTACTGTTTTGCCTTCATCTTCCATGCCCCGCCGTCTGCTTCATAGAGGGCGAACGAATTGCCGTCGCTGATACGGAACAGGAACTCCGATTCGGGCTGTACCACCTCGATAAAGGTACGGAACGGCGCGAGCTTGATGATAGGTGAAATTTTGACGTCAGAGGCGAGCATGGCTCCCTGCTTTGCCACCACCTGCTGCGTGATACCGTCGTCGGACGTCTCCACGGACTCGATGTCGGAAACCCTTTTGAGGAGCTGCAAGAGATTTGCCGTATGCTCCGTCTGAATGAACAGCGAACGAATCGCAATCACGAAACGCTCGTAGTCATATCCCTTGCCGAAGCAGAATCTGTTGCCCTCTGCGACCGCGCTGTACGGTTTTTCTCTGTCTTTCTCGTCGTCAAGCGAGGTAATGACCGATACGCACGCCTCCGACTCGATGTTGATGTAGAGAGGCAGGACAAACCGCTGCATTTCCCGTTTGACGATCTCCACGATAGAGGACAGGTCAGAAAATCTGATCTCTGCCGCGATGTTCTTGCGGGGCTCGATCTCGACGAGGCTTTTTGTCGCAAACGTGCGACCGTTGCTCTCGATGACCTGCACCTTGTTCTCCTTGACGATACGCTCGATGTCGTTCACGATGTTGTTGTTTTCCATGACTTTATTCCTCCGATTTTTTGATTTTTACGATGTGTGTTTCGTGTACGTCGCCGAAGATGTCGGCTTGTCCGTCGATGTAGCCGCAGCCGCTCTCGACAAGCTGATAACTGTTGTCTATCAGAGCCATTGCCATTTGCGAATGTACGGCGTTCGTGGGACGGAGCTGCTTTTTGACGGTGGTCTTGATGTTCACCGTCGTTCTGTTGTTGACGGGCGTCAGACAGAGCTCAACGGTGAGCTTGCGCGGCTTCTCGTCCGTGTTCGGGTTTTGAATGTTCTCGATGACCTTTACGAGCTCATAATTGATACGCTCGATTGCGGCGGCGTTTGCGAACTCCAAAACGCTTGTTACTTCTTTCATGCTGTTTGTCCTCCATGTTTTTGTTTTATGCGTCAGAACGGAATGTCTCCGTCGTCGTCAAACGCCTCTAATTGCGGTTTTGCGCCCCGTCTCCTCGGGGCAGACTCATCGTACTGCCCGTCGTCGTCTCGGGCTCTCTGCGTCAGAAACTCGACGTCCTGCGCCACAATGTCAACGGCGGTGCGCTTTACGCCCTCTCTGTCCTCGTAGTTGCGCATTTGAATACTTCCGACCACCGCGACCTTGTGCCCTTTCTTACAGTATCTTGCGACGTTCTCGCCCGTGCCGCGCCATGCGGTTACTTGAAAAAAGTCCGTCTCACGTTCCCCGTCCGACGAGGAATACTGTCTGTTTACGGCAAGCCCGAATCGGCACACAGCTATTCCGCTGTTCGTCTCCGAGAGTTCGGGATCGCGCGTCAGATTGCCGATAAGGATAACCTTATTCATCGTCCGTTACCTCCTCGATCCTGTTGACCGACACCTCATACGCCGTCTTTTCGACGACGCCTTGTTCGGTCTGCTTCTGATACACGCGCGATTGTAGCCGCCCTTTGATTCTGACGCGCGCGCCGACGTCAAGACGTGCGATATACCGCGCCGTTCTGCCCCATACAATGAGCGGAACATAGTCCGACCGCTGCCGATCCCTGTTCACCGCGAGCAGCACGTCGCAGATGTCTCGTCCGAGCGGCGTTGTGCGGTGCACGGGAGGTTTGCAGAAAAAGCCCGTGAGCTCGACCTCGTTTTCGTTCCCTTTGTACTCCGACACTTCCAACGCGAAAAACACGACGATGAGCCTGCTTTTGCCGTCCACTATTTTGTTGTAGGTGCGCACCTGTCCGACAAGGCAGAGCTCGTCTCCGACGTTCACCTCGTCGCAAAGGACGACGGGCATATTGACGGGTATCAAGTCCTCCGCGCCGCTCATTCGCCTCACGGACAAATCGAACGCATAAAACAGCTCCCCGCAGCAGTCGTACCTTTTCGGCTCCGTTGCGACCATGCCCGCAACCATTGCGGCATTGTTTTCGTTTTTCATGTTTCCTCCGTTATGCCCCGTTCATCTTTGCCGCGTTATACAGCGCAGACACGAGGTAATTTTGCTTGTTTTTTATTTCGCCGCTTGCGGCTTTGTCGTCCACTTCGATTATCAGGTTATAGAGAGCCCACCGTTTCTCGTCGCTTGTGAAAAAGTCAACTACTGCCTGCATGACCTCCAACGTCCCGACGGTCTGCCCGTTGATTTTTTGCTGACGCTTTCCCTTGATGAGCTCAAACAGGCTCGTAAGCCTCGGTTTGAGAATGGCGGGAGGCGAGGAAAAGAGATCAAATGCGCTCGTTCCATTTTCTTTGAGTTCTTCCTCCCACATATCACAGCGCATAGTTATCTGATCCGTGTAGAACTCGACGCCGCTCTCAAAGTTCTCGTCTGCCGCACGCGACCTCTCCTCTGCTTCGTCGTCGGGAAGAGCGGGAGCGGGCGGCGGCTCGGGTTTTTGTTCCTCGGGCGGCGGGCTGTTGTCCCACCTGTCTCTCGCCGCTTTTTGTCGGGCGGCGGAAATCTCTGCGCGCTTTTTGATGTTACGCAAAACCCGCTCCGAACAGATTTTCCCTTTTTTCACGGTGAACAGATCGTAGTTATGCGTTATTGCGTAGCACAGCTCGGGCTCGACTTGCAGATCGTAGGCGATGTTGTCGAGGTCTTTCTCCATTATGTAGCCGCCCTCCTCGTGCAAAATCTCGACAAAACACCAATAGAAGCCAAGCCCTTGCAAGCCGAAGTCTTTGCGTATGCCTCTTAAACTCAACCTCGCACCGTAATCGTGTGGGAAATATTCTTTTGACATTGTGTACCTCCCTATCAGTACGCGGAGATTGATACCTTGACTTTCGGCTCCCTTGCGTACTTTTTTACGACGGTGAGCTCAATCACCTGCGTATCGTCGCCATAGGCGATATTGTTGAGCGCGTCGCAGATGATTTTTGCTATGTTGTCTGCGTCAGGCTTTTTCTGCGGGTGTATGGCACCCGCAGCCGCCTCCTCTGCCCGTTTCTTTGAAAACGACTTCGGGATAGGAAAATGAGCCTCTATCCGAACTCTCACGGGCTTGTCGAACAGGTCGTAGTCCGTCGGTTTATTCAGCCTGAACATCAGCCGCACCATGTTTTCGTACTCGACGTCCGCGTCAACCTTTATCGCCTGCGCAAAGCCGTTGATTGTCGAAAACCTCGGTCTCCTTTTGCCGACGGGCGCACCCGCTATCTCAAACTCCATTGTCAGCCCTCTGCGCCGTCTGTATCGCCGAAGAAGTCAAACTCGCCTTGTTCCTCGGGCGTCGGCTGTTCTGCCGCAGGAGCCCCCGTTTCCGCCGCCTGCGCGGGCTCTGCGAACGCCGCCTCGTCGTACTCGACGTATTCGGGCACGCCGCCCTCCTTGATGACGGCATTGTCGCGGACAAATGCGTCCTGCATTTCGATAGACATGACGCCCCATTGAGAGATCAGATGACGGAGCAGCGTCTTGAACGCCATTTCGTCAAAGTTCTTGTACCAAAACGAGCTGTATTTGTAGAGCTCATTCTTCGGAATTTTGCCGTTGACGTAATCGTCGTACTTGTCTGCATGGAACGCGGGAGAGTATGTATCGGCGTGCTTGATCATCTTCGCTTTCGTCCAATAGACCTGTTTACGGAAGCCGTTGAGCAGCTCGAAGTACGCCATGTAGCCCACCGTCGGCAGCGCGTCGCGCTCGTCGTCGTTCTCGATGAACTCAAACATCTGCTTGCCCGTGAGCTTGTCCCTGCCCTTGTACTCGCCCTCTTTGATTTCGAGCACGTCGATGTCGAGATACTGCCCCGAACGCATGGCGAGCTGTTTGTAGCCCTTTGCGCCGAGCACAAACTGCGCGTTTGTCTCGATGACGTTGCCCTGCCTGTCGCGCTTGTCAAACGGGACAAGGTAATACTGCCCGAGCTGCGGCGACGGGGAAAGCCCGAGGCTTTCGCCCAAAAGCGCGCCCGAGAGGATAGACCTCTGCGTGCACTTCTCCAACGCGGGGTTTGTGCTGACCGCCGAGATGATACTCGCGGTAAACCGCTGCGCGTTCTTTCCGACCGCCTGCGAAACGAGCCCCTTGATCTGCTCCTGATTCATGAAAACCGAGAACTTCGGTTGATTGCTCGAAAGCTGCCTCTGATTTGTCGTTGCTACTGCGTTGCTCATGATATGACCTCCTTAAATTGCCGAAAATTTGATTTTGTTCTCTTTGAGGAACCGTTGCAACGCTTTGAGCTGTTCGACGGTACCCTCCACCTGAAACCGCACTACCTGCATTTTGGGCGCAGGTGCGATAGTCTCTGTCTGCTCCTGCGGCATTTCCTGCGCGGCTTTTGCCGCCGCCTCTGCCGCTTCCTGTTCCTGCTTCGCTTTCATCTCCGCAACGCGGGCGCGCTCTGCTTTGAGCCTTGCGTCCTCCATAAGCGCGGCGGAGAGGTCGAGGGTGCGGAAGTAAAACGCCTTGACGAGCTCCTCGTCCTCCGACTGCAACGCCTCGATTGCCACGAGAGCGTTGCGGGCGTTCTCGAATACGGCGTCGATGTCCGCCCTGACAGACTTCATCGTCGTGGAGGCGTTCAGCCACTTCGGGTTGTGTATGCGCTCGTAAGGAATGAGCCCCGAAAAGTCTCCGACGGTCGCCTTGAAGTATTCGATGATCTCGTTCTGCTTTTCCTGCTGCTTGCGTTCCTCGAACGCCTTGACCTGCGCGTCGATTTCCGCGACGGTGCCCTTGACCTTTTGCAGCACCTCGTCCACCTCGCCCTTGAACTTCTCATACGGGGCGTTATAGACCTTGCCGATTCTGATACGCTCGTCGTTGAGAGCCTTGCAGAATGCGTTGAGCTGCGCCCTGTCCGCTTTCGCCGTGGCGATTTGAGAATCGTCGTAGGTTACGCCCTTATACTGTTCGAGCGTTGCCTCCACCCTTGCGAGCAGCTCCGCGTTGTTCCACGCGATCATCTTCGGAATAAGCTCCTCAACGGGGCTTTTCAGAATGAGTGCCAATTCGTTTGCCATAAGTTTGTCCTCCAAAAATTTTGATTTTTGTTACTCTTTGTAAATCGGGGGTAGGAGCAGCGGCGGTCTTTGTTTCCGCTCAACATAGCCCCAAAACTCTTTTTCCCTCGTGTAGAGGAATTTCATGTCCTCCATGAGAGCCCTGCGCAGGAACGGATAATGCCTTGTGATAAACTCTGTCTGCTCGTTCCTGCCTGTCTGCTTGATTTGTACTTTCAGCCACGCAAACGTCCAACCGAGCGTAACGAAGTAGTGTAACACCTGCGCGTAGTAATACTCGGGAACGTGCCCGTCCCACTTTTGCAATGCGGCAGCGGAGTGTATCTCCGTGGTCTTTATCTCGATAAACCCGCGTGCCTTTGTCTCGATTTCCGTAAGCTCTCCGTCAAGCGAGGCAAACATAAACCCCCTGCGGTACACCGTCTGCTTATCTTGACGCACCTTGTACTGCGGATAGTCGAGCGCAAACAGCTTGACGAGCATATCCTCTGCCCTTGTTCCGTACTGCACCTGCGGTTTATCGGAGATGTCCTCGGGCTCGCGGAGCCCCACTTTCTCCTCCCAAACCTCAATGTTTGACTTGAACGGGGACAGCCCGAGAATTGCCGCCGCGTCCGAGCCGCCTATGCCCGTTTTGCGGAACGCCTGCCACTCGGAAGAG